CTCAGGGCGCGGGTGCGGGAGTGGATTGGATACCGGCGGATGGCGCAGTCGGCGGTAGCCGATGAGATCGGGATGAGCAGCGGGGCGCTCAGTTCGTGGATGAATGGCAATTACAAGGGCGATATCCCGGCGCTGGAGGCGAAGCTGCGGCGGTGGGTGGATCAGCAGGGGCAGCGTCAGGAAGCGGCGCAGGCGGTGCCTGACGCGCCAGAGTGGGTACCTACGCCTTCGGGCGAGGCGGTGATGTCAGGGCTGCGGCACGCCAAGCTGTTCGGGGATATGGCGGTGGTGTACGGCGGCGCGGGGCTGGGCAAGACCACGGCGATTCGCCAGTACCAGCGTGACGCGCTGAACGTGTGGATTGCCACGATGACCCCGGCAATGGCGGCGATGGTGCCTGCGATGCAAGAGGTGGCCGAGGCGGTGGGCGCGGACACGTCCGGGGGTGGTGCGGTGCTGTTCCGGGGCGTGGTGGCGAAGGTCAAGCGCTCGGGCGGGCTGTTGGTGATTGACGAGGCGCAGCATTTGGGCGTGCAGGCACTGGATCAGATTCGGGCGATCCACGATGCGACCGGAATCGGGATTGCGCTGGTGGGCAATGAGCAGGTGTATCAGGCGATGAATGGCGGACGGCGGGCGGAGTATCTGGACCGGCTGCACAGCCGGATCGGGACATGGGTGCGGCTGCGCCGGGTGCAGGCGGGGGATGTCGAAGCGCTGGTCTCGAAATGGCCGGTGAGCGGGGAGTGCCGGAAGGAATTGCAGTCCATCGCCGGAAAACCGGGCGCGCTGCGGATTCTGACCAAGGTCTTGAGGCTGGCGAGCATGCACGCGGCGGCGCTGGGGAAAAAAGGGATTGAGCTGGCGCATGTGCGCTCGGCGTGGGGGGAATTGGGGGGTGTGGCGTGAAGACTCCGATGCCGTTTGATTTTCTGGTGGGTGATATGAGTGGGTACTTGGATGCCTCGAATGTTCATGCCGTCGATAAATTGTTGGCCTTGAGCGTGGTGGCGGTGACGTGTGCGCAAACGGCCCCGGAAGGGGAAACCGAGGCCATGCGTGCTGCGCGAGATGCGCTTGGCGATGCGGCGGCGCGGTTTGCGGGAGCGGTTTGGGGGATTCATGCGAAGCGGGGTGAGTGATGGGCGAGACGCTGTTTATTGAACGCATGCGGCACGAACACTTTTTCCGCGCGGAACGCGACCGGCAGGTCGAGGAGATGAAGGGCGAGTTATGGGCGTGGCTGATGAAGCACCGGCCTGATACGCGCACGAATGAGGTGTTGCGGGCATTGGCGCTGGCGAGTGAGATGTACACGCAAGTGCGGGTGGATGGGGAAACCTGGGCGATTCGCAGGCAGTTAAGGAAGTGGGGAAAGGCCGCGTACAAATTCGGCTGCTGGCGTGGTTAAACACAATTTCAAGAGAGGTGAGCGATGAGTGATGCACATGACGATAGGGTGGCGAGTCTGATTCGGGAGTTGTCGGGATATCTGGCACGTTCGGAGATTCCGCGCGCCGAGAAATTGCGGGCTCTGGGTTTATTGGTGGCCTTGTTTGCCGAGGACGATGTGGATTTTTCGGAACTGGGGCTGACATGAGCGCATTGAGCATGAACACGGTGGTGGACTGGCGACCGGAGGTGCGCGGGTTGATCTGGGCGGCGCTGGAGTGTGCGCGGCAATCACGCGCCGAGGGGATTGAGCAGGTGATCGGTTTGGTGCGCGCCGCCGAGCTTGCGGCGGCGTGTACGCGCAGCGATGCGCGGTGGGGGCATCGGGAGGTGCGGCGGGCTTTGGATGACATGAGCCGGGCGGCGTTTGTGTTGGTCAACACGGCGCGGGCGGCGGGTGTGGGTGTGGTGTCGATTCATAGCAATCAAATCAACACGAGCGAGGTGTTCAATGGGTGAGGAAATGATCTTGCGGGAGGAGGTGCAGGCGTTGATTGGTGCGCTGTTTGGATGCTTGGATCAATCGCCCGTCAACAACATTGAGCGGGTGATCGGGTTGGCGCGTGTCGTCAGTAATGTTGCGGAGTTAGCACACCGCGACGTGGGACTGGAACATGTGGGGGTACACCGTACCTTGGATGAATTGGCGCAAGCGGCGTTTGTGTTTATCCAGGCGGCGCGAGCGGCGGGTGTGGGTGCGGTGTCGATTCATAACAATCAATTCAACACGAGCGAGGTGTTCAATGGGGACGGTAAATGAAGCAACGGGTTTTCTGACCACGGGCGATGCGCTGGTGGATGGGGTGTTGCGCAGATTGAATCAATCCGGGCGCAGCGATACGGAGAATTTTCAGGCATTGGCGAAGGTGGTGCTGTGGGTGTCGATGCACGACCCGGACGGGGAGAGCGAAGAGATGGCGACGGCGCGGGAGTTGATGCGCAATGCGGCGCTGATGTTTGAGCGCGCGGTGAAGCAGGCGCGAGCGGCGGTGGCCGAGATTGAGGAGGTGCCGTGATGAGCGCGACCACCGAGACGTTGACGTTTTCGATTGGGGTGCTGGTGGGCAATGCGGCATGCTCGAAGAGCGAGACCTTGTTGGCGGTGGCGCGCGCAGGGTTACAGGCGGCGTCACTGCTGGGCCAGGACGGGAACGAAGTGGAGCTGCGGCGGGCGATGCAGGCGTTTCAGTCGGCGGCGGATTCGGTCAGGGCGGAATTGAAGGCGCAGCGGAGGGCGGCGTGATGGCGGCGAAGGCGAAAACCAAAGCGGCGCAGTGGGTGTGCCAGAGTAAACAGGCGGTGATGGAGGCGATTCGCGCCCTGGGCGATACGCAGCGCGAGTTATTGCGGATTGAGACCGAGATCAATGACCAGATTGCGGCGATCACGGCTGAACGCAAGGACGAGATTCAGGCGCATCAAACCCGGATTGAAACCCTGATCAACGGCGTTCAACCGTGGTGTGAAGCGCACCGCGAGGAGTTGCTGCAAGGCGGTGGCAAGGAGGCGAATCTGGTGACCGGCCTGGTCAAATGGCGGCAGCGTCCGCCGAGCGTGAGCATCCGCCAGGCCCCGAAGGTGATCGAGCGCTTGCGGGCGTTGGGGTTATCCCGGTTTATCCGCAGCAAGGACGAGCCGAACAAGGAGGCGATGCTGGCCGAGCCGAAGGCAGTGGCCGGGATTGCGGGAATCACGATTGTTACGGGCGTGGAAGATTTTGTGATTGAGCCGTTTGAAGTGGAGGTGGTGAAGTGAACGCCATCGACCGCGACAAGATCATCGAGAAAGTCAAGAAGTGTCTGGCGCTGGCGAAGTCGAGTAATGAACACGAAGCGGCTGCGGCCTTGCGTCAGGCGCAGAAATTGATGCAGGCGCACGGCATTGATGATCTGGATATTGAGCATGCCGATATTCAGGAAGAACGCACGCGTGCGGGGGCGATCAAGACGCCCGCCATATGGGAGTGCGCGCTGGCCGAGTGTGTCGCGCGGGCATTTGATTGCGTGGTGTATTTGCATCGCGTCGGTTCCGTTGCGCATTGGGTCTTTGTCGGCGCAACCCCGTCTGGCGAGATTGCCCGCTATGCCTTTGAGGTGCTGTTCCGGCAAATCAAACAGGCCCGCGCGGATTACCTCAAGACCGCGCTGAAACGCTGCACCAAAACCCGCACCCGCCGCGCCGACCTGTTTTGCGAAGGGTGGGTAGTGGCGGCGACCGCGCTGGTTCGGGGACTTGCGGGCAATAAGGCGGCGCGGGAGCGCGCGATGGCGTATCTGAATCATAAGCACGCCATGCATACGGGCCTTGGACGCGACCGCAATGAGGGGCGTCAGTTGTCCGGGCGTGAATACGGTGATATGGATGCGGGGCATCGTGCAGGCCGGGACGCGCAGCTTAATCGCGGTTTGAATGGCGCGGGCGGGCAATTGGCCTTGGGGGCGCAGTGATGGCAAGTGCAAATCTTCGTGCATCGCAGATACGTACCATCAAGGTAGCCGTGAAGCAATTGGGGCTGGATGAAGAGACCTATCGCGCGTTATTGGTGCGCGTCACGGGAAAATCGTCATGTGCGCAGATGAGCGATGGCGAGCGCGGGAAAGTGTTGGATGCGTTGAAGGCGCAAGGATTCAAATTGGAGCGCAACGGCAAATCCGTGTTTCACCACCGGCCCAAGGATACCCGGCGCGAACCGGAAGCAGATAACACGCGCATGCTGGGCAAGGTCGAAGCGTTATTGGCCGATGCGCAGCGCCCGTGGGATTACGCG